GCCTCTGGTCTTAGCTAAAAAAGTAAAAACTAGACCTGTAGAAAGTCCCGAACATTTAGTAAAGACCCCAAAAGGCAAAACATACTTTAAAAAAGGGGGCAACGTAGAACGCATTCAAAATGAAAGAATTTACATCTAAGTAGGTAAAGCTGGAAGGCTTTCCCCAATAACCCCAAACATACTTTCAAACTTTTGTTTGCTTAATTGATCAGCTACATTAAATAACTCAAGAATAGTAATAGCCATAGCTACTTTCCATTTGTTATTTACTAAATAATAACCACCAGAGGTGGTATCAGATGTTTCACCCACTACAGCAGGTTCGCCTTGCCATTCAAAATAATGAGTAACCTTAAACACAATGTTCTCCTTTCTTGTGGTTGTGGTAGTATTATAGCATTAATTGACTCTAGGACAATACTATGCCTATAGAAAAAGTGGTAAACCTAGCTCCCGAAACGGACATCATCGAAGTCATGGAAGAGATGGAGCCGGACATAGAGATCGTCCTTGAAGAGGATGGCAGTGCGACGGTAGAGATTGACCCTCAAGATGATGACGTAGAATTCTACAGTAACCTTGCCGAGGTTATGGATGATAACGAGATGGCGCTTATCTCCTCCGACCTGTTGGCCTTGTTTGAAGCAGACAGGTCCTCTCGTGGCGAGTGGGAGGAAATGTACTCTAAAGGCCTTGAGCTACTAGGCTTGAAGATAGAGGACAGGACGCAGCCGTTCCGAGGAGCAGCCGGTGCGGTGCATCCTATGTTGACAGAGGCTATTGTTCAGTTTCAAGCACAGGCATTTAAAGAACTCATGCCTGCCGGCGGTCCTGTCAGGACGCAAACCTTAGGCAAAGAAACATTAGATAAGATCCAACAGGCTTCGCGCGTGCAGGATTTTATGAACTACCAGATCACCTCGGTGATGAAAGAATACACCCCAGAGTTTGATCAGCTCTTGTTTTATACAGGTTACGGTGGTTCTACATTTAAAAAAGTTTACTATGACGAACAGCTTGGCCGAATGGTCAGCCGCTTAGTCCTACCTGATGATCTGTATATTCCTTACAATGGGTCAAGTGTTGTTTCGGAATGCCCACGTATTACTCAGCGTATTGCGATGGATACCAATGAATTTGCCAAGCGAGTGTTTGCNGGTGAGTACATTGATACCCCANTAGACCCACAGAATGACCCCACGGGTGGCAATCAAATCAGAGACGCTATTAATCAGACCATAGGCATCTCGCAGAGCGGAGAGCCAGAGGAAGTCTTTTTATTAGAGTTTCAGGTTGATTTAGATTTATCAGGGTTTGAGGATCTTGATGAAGACAACGAGCCGACAGGAATCAAGGTTCCTTATGTCGTTACCTTGGATGAGGCGAGTGGCAAGGTCGTTGGTATTCGTAGAAACTGGCTAGAAGACGATGAACTTAAGAAAAGACGCGAATATTTTGTGCATTATGTGTTGGTAGAAGGTCCCGGCGCTTATGGATTAGGGTTTGTTCACCTCATTGGTGGTCTCTCTAAAACAGCGACGGCGGCATTGCGTCAACTTCTTGACGCTGGAACGCTATCCAATTTGCCGGCTGGATTTAAGGCAAAAGGCGCGCGAATAGCGGATGACGACAATCCGATACAGCCGGGCGAGTGGCGGGATATTGACGCAGGTGGCGCAGAATTGACGGCCTCACTGATGCCTTTACCCTACAAAGAGCCCTCTCAGACACTTTACACCTTGATGGGCTTTGCCGTAGACGCCGGAAAGCGTTTAGCAAGCACCGCCGACATGCAAGTGGGTGATGGAAACCAGCAAGCGGCAGTAGGAACGACGATTGCGTTGCTTGAAAGGGGCTCGATGGTCATGTCGGCCATCCATAAACGCCTGTATTACGCTCAAACACAAGAATTTGAGATGTTGGCGCATGGATTTGGTGAATATTTACCGGATGAGTACCCGTATGACGTGCCCGGCGCGTCTCGATGTATTAAAAAATGCGACTTTGACCACATGGTCGCCATACTACCTATCGCAGACCCCAATATTTTCTCTGCTGCACAGCGAATCACGTTGGCACAGACTCAATTACAGTTGGCACAAAGCGCGCCACAGATGCACAACATGTACGAAGCGTACTATCGTGTGTATCAGGCACTGAATGTGCGGGATATTGATGGCATATTAAAGGTTCAGACTAACCAGATGCCTAAAGACGCAGCTACGGAAAATATAGAAGTTTTAGATGGAAAGACGCTAAAGGCTTTTCCCGGTCAACAGCACGACGCTCACATTGCGGCGCATTTAATTATGGGTTTATCCCCGTTAATTCAGGCTAATCCGTTAGCCGCTGCAGAATTACAGAAGCATATACTCGATCACATTAAGCTCAAGGCTGAAGAAGACACAGAAGCAACCTTATTTGAGCAGTATGGACTTGATCCCGACAATATGATTTCTGACCTACAGCGCGAGGCAATGGTTTCCATTAAAATAACAGAGTACATGATGGAGATGAAAGGGATGCAGGGCGAATTAGCCGGCGAAGGTGGACAAGATCCAGTGGTCATGCTAAAAGCTCAAGAGTTACAACAAAAAGCAGTTAAAGATCAGGCCGATATTGCACTGAAACAAGAAGGTATACAGGTTGATCAGGCTAGAATAGCTCAAAACGCAGCAGGCAATGAAGCACGCATTGAATCACAGCAAGAAATTGCTAAGTTGCGTGCAGATGTAGCAAGGGAACGCATTTACGCACCCAGTAAACTTTAGGAGATAGAATATGCCCGGTTCAATGGCTCGTGATAAGAAAGTATTACGCAATTTAGACGATGAGATTTATCGCATTGCACCTAAGACCTATGCAAAAGGCGCAAAAGGCAGAAATGCCCGTGAAGAGTACGGTCGTGTTGATCGAGAAAAAGCATTTGAAAAGCGTCAGATGAATCGCATGGCAAAAGGTGGTTCTGTTAACAAAAAAATGAATACCGTACAGGCTCGTGGCTGTGGTTTAGCTAAAAGAGGCTGCGGTCCTACTCGTCTTTGTTAGAGGAGCATTTACAATGGCAGCAGGTGTAAATCATTATTCTCGTGATGGCAAAATGCACAAGGGCGGAACACATAAGCACCCTAATGGCACTATAATGACGGGAAGAACCATGACAAAGCAAAGTAAAAAGCTTTATCACTTTGGAGATTTAAACAAAACGGCGCAGAAAAAAGCCAGAACGCAATGGGGAAAATAACATGCCCTTGAAACGTGGCTCTAGTCAAAAGACTATTTCAAGCAATATAAGGACTGAAATGGGCGCGGGAAAACCAAAGAAGCAAGCCATTGCAATTGCTTTAAGTAAGGCAGGGAAGAGTAAAAAAGTAAAAAAAGCGGCAAAAGGAGGTTCAATTAAGGCTTCCAGTGGTCGCAAGGCAACAAAACCTGCTAGAATAGTAAAAAAACGAGATGGCAATAAGCCAGTAAAGATATATTAAACACAAGCCTCCAGACGGGGCTTTTTTACCGTCTGCTTTCATGGAAAAACGACCATGCTTGAATTCGCTGAAAGCGTATTGAAAGAAGTACGAAAACTGCAGCAAGATTCCGAAGCCATTGTCCTTAACGGAACAGTGACCGACATGGAACGCTATCGTTTTCTGATGGGCCGTCTGGAAGGCATAAAGCTTGTGGATCAAATTATCCGAGATAAAGTGGATAAACACTCCGAAGATTTTTAACCACCAGAAGAGGCACATATGGAAGCTGAGAAGTTAACCCCTCTCGAAGAGAAATGGAAAGAAGAGTCCGCTGCAAAAGAAACGGAATCCTCTAAGCCAAATCTTAACGACGCATATACCGTAGATGGCAAAGTCGCTAATGAGGGCCTTGCTAAATCTATTCTCGATCTAATCCCTAAACCTACAGGCTGGCGGATGGCTATTTTGCCTTATCGTGGTGCTGAAACGACTAAGGGTGGCATTGTCTTAGCTAAAGAGACTCAACAGAGGACTCAGTTGGCTACGAATGTAGGTTATGTCCTCAAGGTAGGTGATTTAGCTTACGCTGATGAGTCTAAGTTCCCTAACGGCCCTTGGTGCGGTGAGGGAGACTGGGTAATCTTTGGTAAGTATGCGGGATCTCGGATTCAGATTGATGGTGGTGAGATTCGTTTGTTAAATGATGATGAAATCTTAGGGCTCGTTAACGACCCTGAAGATATCTTACACATGTGAGGGGGATGTAATTATGGGACAAACAGAACCAATGAACCAAGAGATGGAATTTGATATCGGTGAAGAAGAAAACGAGGCAACCGTTGAAATGAATGAAGACGGGTCCGAAGCCACCGTAGCAGATGAGAAAGAAGCGCCCGTGGTGGAAGAGGTAGCCGAAGAAAAACCTGCTGCTAAAAAAGAAACGGAAGACCTAGAGAACTACTCTGACAAGGTTAAAAAGCGGATTGATAAACTGACCGCTAGACTACGTGAAACACAGCGTAGAGAAGAGGCGGCGTTAGAGTTTGCTAAAAACGTACAGCAGCAAAACGAGACGCTTCAAGAGAAGTATGAAAAGAGTGACGCAGACCGACTACAAGAGGCACAGGGACGTACTGAGTCCCACGTAGTAGCTTTGAAGCAGGTCATAAAGAAAGCCCGTGAAGAGGGCGACATAGACACTGAGACCGAGGCGCAGCAACGCTTGACCAGTGTTCTTATGGAGCAGGACAGAATTAAACAGACCACTTCTTTAAGGCAGGCGCAACCGGCTCAGGCTGCACAACCCGCACCACAACCGCGACAAGCTCCGCCACCACCTCCTCCTCAATCGGACCCTAAGGCCGAAGCTTGGGCAGAAGAGAACGAGTGGTTTGGTACAAATACCGTGATGACGCATGCTGTACGCGGCATTCACGTGGATTTAATACAAAAAGAAGGGTTTGACCCAAACACAGACGAGTATTATGATGAGATAAATCGTAGGATACGCGACATATTTCCTAGTGAGTTTCAGGAAGCGCCTACGCCCAAAAACAACAGGACTAGCCGACCCGTGCAGACGGTAGCTCCTGCAACCCGCTCTTCGGGGGTAAACAATACAGCACGCCGCACTGTTAGGTTGACCCCAAGTCAAGTTGCGATAGCAAAAAAATTAGGGGTTCCACTTGAAGAATATGCCAAATACGTTAAGGAGTAATTACAATGACCGAAGCTACTAAAGTACCAAAGTTAAAACGCAGTGATCGAACCACGGAAACGCGGGAAAAGACAGTGCGCCGTAAAGCTTGGGCTCCTCCTTCACGACTAGACGCTCCAGAACCGCCACCGGGCTATAAGCATCGGTGGATTAGAATGGAATCAGGTGGCGCAGATGATCGCGTCAATGTTTCAGCTAAACTCCGCGAGGGGTATGAGCTGGTACGTGCGGATGAGTACCCTGAATTCGATTCAGGTGTTCAAGATGATGGTAAACATGCCGGCGTGATTAGCGTAGGCGGATTACTGTTAGCAAGAATACCGGAGGAAACTGCACAGGAGCGTAGAGACCATTATTCTTCTAGAACCCATGATCAAATTAGAGCTGCTGATAATGACCTGTTGAAGACAAACGTAGGTTCGTCTATGAAAATCAACGCGCCAGAAAGGCAGTCCAAAGTAAGCCTCGGAGGCCCACGTTCGGGTTCCGAATAACTTAATTTAAAGGACATATATCATGGCTAATAACGATAAAGCCTTTGGGCTACGTCCGCTTGGTAACCTATCTGGCACTGGAGCCCAGAAGCAGTATGGTTATGAGATCGCGGACAATCAAGCAGGAGCTATCTTCCAAGGTGACCTAGTTACTTTGAAGGACGGTTTCATATTACAGTTTAACCCAGCGTCTCATACAGCGGCGGTAGGGGTGTTTAACGGTTGTTTTTATAATGACCCTATAACACAGAAGCCTACTTTTTCTAATTTCTATCCGGGTAGCATAAACATCACTCAGGGTAAGATCATCGCAGAAGTTCTTGATGACCCTAGCCAGATGTTTATCGTCCAAAACGATGGCACTTCTGCTGCAAGTAATTACGGCAAGAATGCGGACATCGTGGTAGGTACAGGAAATAGCACTACTGGTCTTTCTGCTAATGAGCTAGATACCAGCACAATCGCTACAACTGCTGCACTTAACCTAAAGATCATTGGTCTTTGGGACGTACCCAACAACGCTGTTGGTGCGAATGCCGTGGTCGTAGTTAAAATTAACGAGCATCTCTACGGCAGTGCTGGCGTAGCAGGACAATAAGGAGAATAGATCATGGCTATATCAAGAGCCCAATTAGTAAAAGAGTTGGAGCCGGGTCTAAACGCTTTGTTTGGTCTTGAGTACAACTCGTATGATAATGAGCATACTGAAATCTACGAAGTAGAGTCTTCGGACCGCGCTTTTGAGGAAGAAGTAATGCTTTCTGGTTTTGGTGAAGCACCTGTTAAGTCTGAAGGTTCTGGCGTTGCATACGATCAGGCACAAGAAGTCTATACAGCGCGTTACACTAACGAAACTGTAGCGTTGGCCTTCTCTCTAACAGAGGAAGCCATCGAAGATAACCTGTATGACAAGTTATCAGCGCGTTACACTAAAGCACTAGCTCGTTCAATGGCTACTACTAAGCAGATTAAAGGAGCGGCCATTCTTAATGGCGCGTTTACTACATCGCTTGGCGGTGACGGACAGCCTCTGTGTTCATTGACTCACCCCACACTAACTGGTCCTAATTTACAGAACGAGTTAACTGTGTCGGCGGATCTTACAGAGACTTCGCTTGAGCAAGCGTTAATCGACATTGCTGCGTTTACAGATGAGCGTGGACTGAAGATTGCTGTTCAAGGCAACAAGCTAATTATCCCTAAAGAGCTACAGTTCACTGCGGACCGTATAATGAAGTCAACTCTGCGTGTAGGTACAGCAGACAACGACATTAACGCTATCCGTAACATGGGCATGGTTCCGCAGGGTTACTCTGTAAACCATTACTTAACTGATCCTGACGCATGGTTTGTCATTACTGACGCACCAAACGGCATGAAGATGTTTAACCGTGTTGCTCTTTCAACTGGTTTTGAAGGAGAGTTCAACACAGGTAATGTCCGATATAAGGCTCGTGAGCGCTATAGCTTTGGCTTTAGTGATCCACGTGGCATATTTGGATCGCCGGGTACTCCGTAAGGAAAACCTTGCTATGAAAAAGGGGGCTTCGGCCTCCTTTTTTATTTGTACAGATTGCGTAGAAGTGGTATATACTTAATTAAATCGGGGCTAACCCGCGATTCTGACCGTCCCCGACGGACTACATGCAGACAGATTCGCTAAACTCGCATGTGAGGAATCTCAAAATGGCTAGAACCACATTTTCTGGACCCGTTAGATCACTTGCCGGCTTTATCAGCGCCGGCGTCAAAAACCAAGTTACTTTAGTTGCAGGCCAAACTTTAGCTGTTGAACCTAGTCACGATTACGCGACAGGCATAACTGTTGTCGGTAATGCAGGCAAAATGAATCTTTTCGGAGATGATCTTGCAGGTGGCGCAAGTACATTAACTTTACCCCTTGTTAGAGACGCTGCTCCAACCGACCCTACAAGCCCTGATCAACAAAACAATTTTGGTGCGGTAATTAAAATATTTATGGCTGATACTATAGCCAATGACCTTGTTATTAGCTGCCAAGGTGACGACAAGCTTACTGGCACAGCTTTAATTATGGGCGCGGCAGGCGCGGTCACGGGCTTTACTACTAACGCTAATTTCACTGATGTGAGGGTTACTTTAAACGGTAGCACAAAAGGTGGAATAGTTGACACTGTTGTCACGTTTACTTCTGTGGCGGAAGACAGGTGGTTTGTCGAGATGGTAGGCGTAGGATCAGGCACTACTGTTACACCTTTTAGCTAAACTTAATTTAAAAATCTAGGAGACTATTATGTCTACAAAAATATTTGGTATACCTGTGGATGGTGAAGCTGAAGCGGAAGAAGTAGTTGAAGAGGCCGTTGTTGAAGAAGCCGAAGACTCAGAGTAGTCTTTAAAGGAGACTAAAAATGAGCGCAAGTAATATTTCATCGGTAACTAAAAGCGCGTCAGTAGCAGCGGTTTCTGGTCGATCTCGTTTGATGGGAGTTTACTTTGTAAACGCTGTCACAGGAGCATCAAACGCCCAAGGTTCCGTAAACATTAGAAATGGGTCCACTGTTAGTGGCACTATTCTTTTTACGCTAAACGCTTCGACAGTAGCAGCAGGAACAAGTGTAGATATCCCTGACGGAGGAATGTTATTTAGTGAGGGTATGTTTATTGACCTTCCTACACAGTCTCCGACAAATTCTGTAACGC